AGCAAAATATCACGTTGGTTTTCTAAGAAAGCCAACAAAAGCAAAACAGTTGTTTTGCTGAGATATTTTATGTGCCATCTCTGACCTAGGAATGTTTATATCCTAGGATTTAGACCGACCCTTGTTAGGGTCGGCACCCATAACGGCCTTATGCGGCTTCTATACCGCATAGGAGTTCTTTCTAAGTGGTCTAATTCCAAAGCCAGTGGCTCGGGAAAAAGATTCTTTTGGACCCGACTTCTGTCTTTCTGATAACCGTCACTGTGTAAGTGATTGTCGTCACGAGCAGAAGAGAGGCACTTAAAAAGAGCAGCATAACCGTCTAACTTATCACTCCTTTTGATGGAGGTAAGCGCAAGTGTCCTGGTTAGGAACCTATGCGTGCGAGGACACCACTTATGTGCGGTCATCGCGTCAAGACGTGTATGCCACCCAAGTGAACCCGAACTTGAGGATACAAGAGGAAGACTCTTTCCTAAGAGGTCTTCAACTTTCTCCTTAAGCCAGGTGCTAGCAGAGTAAAGTCCAGCTAACCACATATGGTTAGATAGACTATCATTGCCGGCTATTACAGTTTGATCGGCCGTTATTTGGTCTGGAGGTTTTTTTTTGTAGAGAGGAGTTATGTCAACTCCTCTAAACGCATCGACACCGCAGCTTTCCTTAAAGTTACCAATAAGGAAGCTCTTACTGTCGTTGACTTTTAAACCAACAGCAGTAAGCCAGTTCACACACTGATGTGCATGCTTCCGCTTTACGATGATATCATCACCGTAAATTCGGATGCACCTAGAGGCTCGCCTCACATTCCAGTAAGTCGGGTTCACACCCTGACTATCCAAGATAGCTGCTATGCAGACCACCGCAAAGCAGACGGATTGTACTGGAAACGTTAAGGCGTTCCCCATTCCGGCAAATTTCCCAAGTTCGATGCCCGGTTTACCCGGACATTCAATTGAGGGAGAACGGCAATCCATCATATATTCAAGAAATTGAATCTGATGTCTAAAGACTGATCTAACCAGCGTAGTGCTGAGAAGATCAGACGCAGATTTCAGATCGATGGTTGCCCAGTTGTCGAATTGGGAGCCTTCCAAAGCAAGTTTTTGATTCAAGCTTTGGTCGGATAGCGCGAGACAATTACGCAAGATCCTACATTCGGTAATACTTTCCCGAAGAAGGATGTTAAGTCCCTGCTGAACAAATTGGTTCAGTACGGGCTCAACCGTAATAGTCCGTCTCGAAGTAGAATTCTTCGGAACGGAAATTAGTTTCGCACTGCCTCTAGAAGCTCTGTCAAAGGTTAGTCTTCCTCGCAAACGTACAGGGCGGAGAAAGCTCGAGATTCGAGCTGATTGGCTAGAAGGAGGTCCTCCAACATGTGTTGGTCGGACTTTATTAAGTACCTTCCGCCAGTCTCTGCCTGTACGAGTGTGTCTCGGAGACCCTCTATCAGGATCTTCCGAATCAAAAGCATGGTCCGTGTATTGGTGACTATCGTCGCCCGTCCATTGACCATACTTACAGAGGAACTCGGGGTCATCGCTGATTCCCGAGATAAGCGCTTCCCACTTTTGGTTTGCGCTAATGCCTTCTTTGACAGCACCCGGCCCGTGTTTGTACGTCGCATTTTCAACATCCTTTGAGTTGAGAGTGTTAAGTAACAACTTGCAAACACGACCAATGAGATGATCATGCCTGTCGGGTATAACAACCCTACTTGCAGTGTCATCGCACTGGTAAAACTCGTTCACCGCCTTTTGATGAAGAAATTCCTCATTTTCGGGCGATAATTGAGTTTTCTTGAAGAACATAAGGATTTGATAGAGATCCCTAAGGACACCAAAGTCGGTGTCATCTTCAAGAAGACCGGTGAGCGGATCGAAGACCTTACTGGTCATACCTGAGAAAAGTCTCGGGATTGACCCCTTCCTGATCGTTTTAAAACCAGGAGGGCAGGTAAACCTACCTTCGGATAAACCCCTTTGCAGGGATTTACCTAAAGTGGGTAAAGCTACGGTTAGGAAGCCGTAGCCTTCGTCTTCGAACCTCTTCTCGATCGTGATGATATCACGATCGAGGCCTTTCACACCAGGATTCAGCCTCCGAAAGTCATTTAGGAGGCTTCGTAAGAG